ATTGTATGGAAGTAGGAGCGTTCTTAACAAGTAATGAAGACGCTTTACTGTACGGTATAGAGAATGATGACAAAACATACACAGCTCTAGATAAACATGGTGAACCTTTTGCTATGTTTGGGGTAGGAACAGAAGGTAACGAGGCTTACATCTGGTTACTAGGCTCAAAAGGTATAGAACAAAACACTTTAAAATTCGCAAAACATTCTAAAAAACTTTTACCAGAACTTATCAAGCCCTATGGGGTAGTAAGTAATTTAGTCTATAAAGACTATGAAACTTCTATCAAATGGTTAAAATGGCTTGGAGCTAAGTTTATAAGGGAGCTAGACATCAATGGGTCTCGCTTCTATGAATTTATAATAATATCAAAATAATATGGGATTCGCAGCAGCACCATTAGCATCAAAACTAGCAATCGGAGCAAGTGTAGCTCAAGCAGGGTTATCTATCGCAGGACAGAAAGCTAGTGCTAAAGCACAAGCAACCGCACAAGCTAGATCCTCCAAGGCAGAAGTTGAAAGATATAGACAGCAAACGAATGCTGCTAGAATTAATCAACGGTTTAAAATGGAAGAGGAAGCTCAACAGCTCCAGTCAGCTTCTATTAAAGCTATGAAAGCTCGTGCAACAGCTAGAGTATCAGCAGGTGAAGCTGGTGTAGCTGGTAAGTCTGTAGATGCTTTATTAGATGATTTCTCTAGACAAGAATCAATGTATCGTTTCGGTCTAACTAGACAAGGTAAACAAAGAGACATCGCTACTAACTTACAGTTAAAAGATATGAACCAACAGTCTTACAATACTTTATTACAAATCAATCAACCTATTGAACAACCAGACTACGCTGGAGCAATCTTCGGAGCTGTTAATACTGGCTTAGGTATTTATAGTGGAGTTAAGAAACCAACTACATAAACATGGCACAACAAACTTTAAAATCATTACTAGGACTCTCAGATAAAAGAAAGCAGGTAGACTTAGATTTAGATCAACAAGTGTTCCAAGCTCCTAGTGTAGAAGCTGGTAGGTATCGTGTAGCTGCTCCTAGATATTCTAAAACCAATGCAGCAACTAATATAGCAAATGCTTTAGGACGCTACGCTGGACCTATAGCAAAACAATTAGGTGGTATAGAGGATGAGCGTCAACAAGAGTATGCTAATATAGCTGAAGGCACACCTACAGAGATTCTACAAGCAATTCAAAAAGGTGAGTTAGATCCAGTACAAGATCAGTTAAACGAATATTCTAGTAAGCTAGATTCAGCTGAAAGAAAGAAGTTACTTAATTTCTCAGAGAATCCTAATAACTATATTCGTGCTAGTCGTGTGGTTGGTGATCGTTTAGCTAACCAATACCAAGCAGACCTTAGAGAAAACCAAGAGTTATACGCATCTAAGAGAGATGAGAATGGTGACTTTATACCTGCTAGGGATCAGATGCAACAAGTGCGTGATGATTTAATTAAAGAGAATAACCTAACTGGATACTCTCTAAGAGCTTTTATAGAATCTACAGCACAGTTTGAAACTGAAGAAGAGCTACGACTCAACACAATGCAGAATGATATGTTTAAAGCTGAGGTTCAGTATAATACTAAATCAACTTTGGTTTCTGCTCTTGATGTAGGATTAACGGATGAAACTAAAACTACTTTCCAACAGAATTGGGCTACCTTAACTGGAGCTATGGATATCCCAGAGCAAATTCAATTATTAACAGATGTAGTGACGGATACAGCTTCAGTAAATCCTATAGCTGCTGATACTTTTCTAGCAATGTTAGAGGAAGACGAGTCGTTCTTAACTCTAGGAAGTGGCTCTGAAATAGAAAACAGTTTGTTAACAACACTAGGAGAAGTGGTAGATAAGAGTAGATTAGATGCGGCAGATTTGGTTATAAAAAAGAAAAACCTAATGAATTTTTCTTTAGATACTGCGTTTGAAGAAGACGAAAATACTTTAGCAGCTGGAGGTACTTTAGCTCCTAGAGAGTTACCTAACTTACAAGGAGACGATACGGTTACTGTTGATTTAAGTAAGGTAACCAATACGGTAGAATTATATGACGCTTATAGTCTTGCGTATACAAATCAACACGAAGATAACACAGATAGATCTACAATCTTAAATATGCTTGCTCAAAAGAAAGAAAACTTAAACGATGAAGCATACAAGTTTGCTCAAGATGCTGGTATAGGAAATCTACAGTCTGAAGCTATAGCAACTTATTCAGAAACGATTACAATAGGTAGTGATACGGTAAATGCTTTTGGATATCAAAACGAAGAAATACCATCTAAAGTAGATTCGGTGTTACAACCTTACGAAACAGAGCTAGAAGCGTTGCGTACTGATCCTACATTAAGTAAAGAAGAACGAACAACAAAAGCAAAAGTAATTGCTTACAACGCTCAAACAGCTCTCGCAGCTCAAGTACGAGAAGATACACAAACAGCGGTAACAACTAGAAACACACTGAAGTTTGAAAACAGTGTAGGGTTATCAGCATCTAACAATAGTTATACGACTAGTATTTTGAATAGCCTTCAAGCTAACGATCCGATAAGCGGTCTACCAGCTATGAGTGGGAGCGAAGCTCTAGCACTCACTAAACCTTTTGTAAAAGAAACTAGAGAAAGTATGCGAGCAATTCTAAATGCCCCTCTAACAGACGAGGAGTTATCATCTGGTAACTTAGTTCAAATCCTAGCTAACAGAGAATTAACAGCTCGTGATTTTCTGTTAGAGTCCCAAGAAAACTTTATTACTGAACACAATCAAGATGACGATAGTAAACCTAAAGCCCAACAACCAACTCAATTTATTAATAAAAACGCTAATGTAGAGTTAAATACTGACTACCTACAAACACAAACAAGCACTATAGCTTCTGAAAACTTTGGATCTAAACAACAACAAGCTCGTTTAAATAACTATGCGAGCCAAGAAAAAAGTGCAATAGATAATGGTCATAGTAGTTATAGACAAATGGTTAGGACTGAGATGGAAACCAACAGTAATAGTTTCTTCAATAAAAGAAGCTTTAGCACTAAACATGGGTTTGAAAAACGAGGTGATCATAAGTATTATGAAAATTTAGCAACAGAGCGTTTATACTCTGACCAAGCGGTTATATCGTTAGACGAAATAGAATCTGGTCAGTTAGATGGTTTTATAGATATCTCCAGTTTAAACGCAACTAAAACTGTTATCTTATCTCCAGAGATTGTATTGAACGCTGAAGATAATCTTGACCTTATTAAATCATATGCAGTAGCATTAAACTTAAAAGATACATCTGATGAAACCCTTAACGGTTTTATCACTCAACAAGCAAACTTAATGTGGAAGCATTTTGATATACCTTTCTTTAAGGTAGCAACTGAAACTAACAAAGGAAAACTAATAGATACTGATGGCACTAGGAATTAAACCAGAATATTTAAATAACGATCTTTACAACAAAGAGTCAAACCCTCTTAAAGATCTTGCACTTGCACCGTTAAGAGGTGTAGAAGGAGCAGCTCAAAGCATTTATAAGTTTACAGACTTTGCTTTAGGTGACGCTCTTCCAGATTACGATAACCGTTTCTTAGGTAAATCCGAAACACTTGCAGGTGGATTAGTAGAAGGTGTAACACAGTTCCTTGTTCCTTTTGGTGGTATAGCTAAAGGTGTTAAAGCTGCATCTAGTATAGGACGATTCGGTAAACAATTTACAAGACTGAACAAAAAAGGTAAAGAAGTTCTTAACTGGAAAGGTGTTATAGCTGCTGAGACTGCTACAGACTTTATTGCGTTTGATGCACAAGAAGAAAGATTATCTAATCTTATTAATACTTTCCCATCACTTCGTAACCCTGTTACAGACTTCTTAGAAGCTGATGGTGACGATGGCGAAATAGAAGGTAGATTTAAAAACTCTTTAGAAGGTCTTGGTATTACTGGACTAGCTACAGGATTGATTGGAGGTCTACGAGCTATGAAACTAAACCGTCAAAAGAAAGATGGTGCTAGCTATCTTCGTAATAACCAAACAGCATTTAAACAAAAAACTTTTGGTGAAGCTAGTGACTATGATGTGTACAGTCCATCACTAAGAGCTGTAGATAGAGTAACAAGAAAATCTATACCACCTAAGAATATTATCCAAGAGTTATCTAAAACTGGTGAGCGTGGTGTAGCAGAAGAACTTAAATGGATGGGCTTTGATGATCCATCTGATCTACCATTGAATGCAAAAGGACAGGTAGATGTAGCACAATTAAAAGAGGTTATTGAAGAGCGTCAGCTACAAACTACCCTTGTAGAGCAAAGACCAGATCCTGTATATAGAGACTACAAACAAACAGGTGGTGAAAACTATCGTGAGTTTACTGTAGAAACTACAAGCCATGCAGGTTATGTTGGTAATGAGAAAAGTAAATTAACTGCTAGAGGTGACTACAATCCGCACTATGATGCTGTGGCTAGCCGAGAAGATAGAAGTAATTTACTACACTTTAGAACTACAGACCGTACAACTAAAGATGGTAAACAAATTTTACAAGTAGAAGAATTACAGTCTGATTATATTCAAGCTGTTAAAAAAGCTAAACGAGAAGGAGACCAAAAACTAGGTAAAGCTCCTTTAGAAGATAGTTACATATCTTCAGCAATGCGTCAGATCGTACAGATGGCAGCTAAAGAAGGTTATGATTCTGTATCGTTTCCAAAAGGAGTAGCTGTAGCAGATTTATACTCTCATAAATTAGATACAATCAAAGTTAATGCGATTAATGAAGATGGTTCTAAATCATTCCGTGTACAGAAATATGGTAATGTAAAAGATGTTGTTGTTAAAAACAAAAAAGAATTAGAAAATTATTTTGGTAAAACAGCCGCAGATGAGTTAGATGCTAAACCAGAAGGTTGGGAAGCTGAAGATTACGCAGTTGGGGTTAAACCAGCTCCGTTTATGCAACAGTATGATGAGAAGATGCCAGCTGCTTTGAAAAGATTAGGGGCATCATTTGGTACTAAGTCTAGAGTAGAGGATTTAAAAATCATAGGTAAACGAGAAGAGGTAGATAAAATGGACGCTTTACGCTCGTTCTTAGGAGAAGATGAGTCTGGTCAGAGTTATATGGAATACGGACTAGAGGATATCATATATGATAATGCTATGGATGGTATGCGTGTTGTCTTAAAATCTGGTAACAAAAAGATGACTATGGATGAGTTTGTCTTTACTCTCCGAGACGATGTGGCTGACCGTATGGGAGAAAGATATGGGGATGATATGGAAACTGACGGTCTAATTGATGACAATGCGTTAGAGTTCATGATGTCAAAAGAGTTTGATAAAAGCTATCAGTTCATCCGTGGTGGTGATCAAGAAGGTAGACAGATTGCTCAAGAAGCTCACATCATTGATATCAACAAAGATATGTCAGAGTCTGTAACAAAGGGTGTATCTCTTTGGGGACAGAAAGAAACTGGATCAACACGCTTTGGTGGTCAGATAACTGAACCAGAACTACGATCACAACTAGGTGTTAGTGAAGCTGAGACTTACAACATAGTAAAAGCTATGGCGAAAGAAGCTAAAGGTAAAGCTACTAAAACAGCTGAGTCAGTTGTAGGTAGAGGAGCTACTGTAGGTTTTGCTTTAGATCGTTTATCTGAAGGAGGCACAACTCCAGAAGTTCGTAAAGGCTTTGCAGCATTAAAGAAACTTAATGAAGGTAACGATGAGTTTTTCAATACTGATATAGAACTTTACTTTAGTAACCAACAAGCTGGTGACTTCAATCCGTTTGATCCTCGTACAGGTAGAGGTAATATTGGGTTATACACAGCTCGCACAGGTGTCTTTGAAGGTAAAGTAGATCCAAAACAAGTGTTCTCTGAAGCTACATTATTCCATGAAATGGTACACGCTTCTGTTGTAACTAAGATCCCAGTAGAGATTTCAGCAGTTAACCGTAACCTTAAAGGTGAGGATTATTTAGCTACTGTTGCAGCTATGTCTGATGATGTAGCCCAACCAGAACCTCTTCGTAAGATTCTTAAAACTTACATGACGGCTGTAGAGAATGCTCCAGAACAATTTAAAAACATTCGTGGTAGTTTAAATGACATTGATAGCTATGCGAAACAGAATGCTGATTCAGTGTCAGAATGGTACGGACTATCTAATGTAGATGAGTTTCTTGCCGAATCTTTATCTAATAAAAAGTTCCAAGCTTACCTAAGAGGTATTGAAGGTACTGGTGGTAAGAATCTATTTGATGAGTTATTAACATTCTTGAAAGAACTTATCGGAGTAGAAGGTAAAGGTACAGCTTTAGAAGATGTTGTTACAGCTTATAGTGATCTTGTTTCTAAAAGTAAGAAGCGTTATCGTGCTATTGATTATACAGATGAAGCTGTATCTCGTATGTTCCCAACTAGAAGTTCGTTTGCTTTCAAACAGATTCATGAAGAGAACAGAAACAAGATAATTAAAACTGCATTTGGAGAAGCTACTGTAGACTTTGATGGAGTGAAACGAGGTGGTGAAGCAGCTGTTAAAGGTGTTGGTAAATCACTTAACCAAGTAGAAACAACAAATGATCTAGGAACTTTGATTGCTGAAACAGAACGAGCAGTAGATAGCCAACTCACAGCTAATCCAAAACTAAACCCAGCATCTCTAGAAGCTGGTGGTATCGCTGCCGCAGTAGATCGTTTCTCAGAACTTACTGGAACTGACAAAGATTTTATTATGTCCGAAGTAAACGCTGCTGGTAAAGATGCAGGAGAACTTCGTAGGATTGCAGCTCGTATGTATACAGTAGAATCCTTAGCTCTAGGTCAAACTGATACAGTGTTTGAATTAGCAGAAAAATTAAAGGATAAAGGTACAGCGGTCACTGATATAGACAAAGCACAGCTTGTTGGTGAGATTAAAAAACTAGTAAGCATCACAGCTGCTGGTTCTAATCTTCGTAGAGGATTTGGACAAGGTCTACAGTCTACACAATTTAAGAGAACTAGATTATCATTAAATGAAGTAGAGCTAAGAAACCAAGAGATTGTTAATGAATACATGGCAAACAACCTTGGTGAACAAAACTTCAATGTTCTTCTTAATAGAATTTTGTTTTCAGCTAACCCAGATGATGCAATAAGACAAATGATGGGACTTACTTCTCAAGCTCGTAAAGCTGATCCTAATGGATTCATGGAGAAAGCACAGAACTGGTACATCAACTCATTGTTATCTGGTCCTCGTACTTTCATGAAGAATGCTATAGGTAATATGGTAGCACAGACTCTTCTACAAGTAGAGACAGCTGTTGGTGGTGTGTTTGTAAACCCAGCCATCACTCGTCATGTTATGAAAGAGTTTGCTACACTAGAATCCTTCCGAGAAGGTATGGACTTCTTCTTAAAAGCTTACAAGCTAGACGATCAACTCTTAGACACTGGACGCTCTCCATTAGAGAACACAGCTAAGACTCATCGCCCAGAATATTTTGCAGACGCAGCTCCAGAGCAAACTATGCGTCAAGCTTTCAATTGGTTCGGTAACAATGTTGTAAACATACCAACCAAACTCTTGCTATCTATGGATGAGGTGTTCAAACAATCCCTCTTCCGTCAGAATGCAAAACTAGAACTAACCCTAAAAGGTATGAAGATGGGTATTAAAAACCCAGATGAACTCGCTGACTATGTAGCTCGTGGTATGGAAACCGTGATGGTAAATGGTGAGCGAGCCTTTTCTAATACAGGAATAATTAAATATGCTAATGATGCAGTTGAAAAAATGGATGCAGAAAATCTATCAAAAGGGGGTAAGCGTTTATTACCGTCTGAAAGAGCTGCTAAAGTCCAAGAAATAATTGATAGTGAAACCGCTAAGCGTGGTGACGCTCTAAAGAAATATGAAGACGGAGGTCTTGGTTTTGAAAACTTAGGTGAGATAGATAATATCGCAGCTCGTAGTTTGGAACACGCTCGTTACGGTACATTCACTAATGATGCAGGTAAGTCTGCGGAGTTAGCTGGTGCGATTGTAAAGACTGTTCCAATTTTAAAACTAATCTTCCCATTCATTAGAACTCCAATTAACTTATTAAAGTTCTCTTTTGATCGTGCGTTCTTCGCTGGTCCAGAAGTATCTCGTCAAGTTCTAGCAAACATGCCAGACTTGCCAATGCTGAAGAACACACAAGCTACAATCCGTAAAGAATTAAATAGTCGTAACCCTGTAGAACGAGCTAGAGCTGCTGGTAAAATAGCCACAGCTTCTATGATGAATGCGAGTCTACTCTATATGATTCTTTCTAACCGTGACTTTATTACATCTGGTGGTCCAAAAGATACTGCCCAACTTAAAACGCTTGAGCAAACTGGCTGGCAGAGGTATTCATTCCGTGTGGGTGATAAGTATTTTAGTTATTCTGGACTTGATCCTTTCGGTACTCATTTTGGTGTACTGGCTGATTTAGTAGACCAGTTTGATGAAGCTAATTCGGAGATCAACAGCACTGTAGCAGAACAAGTGTTCGCAGCTGCTACGATATCAATGACTCGTAATATTACTGATAAGTCATACTTAGCAGGTCTACAGTTAGTTTCTGATGCGTTATCAAATCCAGAAAGAAAGATGGAGAAGCTTGTAAATAATCTTGCAGGTGGATTCGTACCGAACATTTTATACCAAGGTCAATCTCTTGGTGGTGATACAACCACACGAGAAGTTCGTAACATTGGTGATGCGTTACTCAAGAAGTTACCTAACGGTAATGACGCACTTGATCCTAAGCGTAATCTTCTCGGTGAGCCTATCACAGTAGAGAACTACCCTATTGTTGGTCCGTTCAATCCTTCTAGAATATCTACTCGTAAGGGTGATGAAGTGTTTGAAGAGCTTGCTAACTTAGAGCATGGCTTCACAAACCCTCCTACAAAACTAGATAGATTGATAGATCTAACTGATTATAAAAAAGATACAAATCAATCTGCGTATGATCGTCAGTTAGAACTACTAAGTGAAACCAAGATCAGAGGTAAGAGTCTACGACAGTCTTTAGAAAAACTAATAAGAGATAAGCGTTATCAACGACTATCTACCATCTCAGAAGGTGGTGTGAAGAGTCCACGAATCGCTTTGATTAACCGAATAATCTCTAGGTATCGCAGAGTAGCCTTTGTAAAGATGCTTGAAGAGTTCCCAGAAGTGAAAGATAAGTATATGCAAATTCGTCAAGCGAAGGTTGTAGGCAAGTCTGGAGGTTCTGAGGATGTAATAACTAACCTACTAAACTTAAATGAATAGTCCGCACTTAACCCCTGCAATCGCAGTTACTGGTTTACTTGGCACACTTACCTTAGATGGTGTAAATACATCAGTAGCAATCCTTGTGGGCTTGACTACTTTGTTTTACCTTGGTATCAAGATATACAAAGAACTAAAAGATGGCAAATCAAAATAAAGAACTGCTAGAAGAACTAGCTTCGCTTACTATCCAAGAGTTGATAGCAACTATCAAATCTGGAGAAGCGTCACCAGCTGTGCTGAATGTTGCTAGGCAACTACTTAAAGATAATCAGATCACTACAGCGGTCAACGAAGAGACACCGTTGAAGGAGTTAGTACACTTACTACCATTTGATGAAGACGGAGATACCAGAAAAGCTCAAGGACTTTAGAAACTTCCTGTACTTTATCTGGCACTCTCTTGAGCAGATAAAACGAGATCCTACTCCTATACAGTATGACATTGCAGACTTTATGCAGCATGGTCCTAAGAGGGCTGTTATACAAGGATTCCGTGGTGTAGGTAAGTCTTGGATCTGTTCTGCCTTCGTTGTTCACCAACTACTACTAGACCCTTCTAAGAACATCTTAGTTGTGTCTGCATCTAAAACTCGTGCTGATGACTTCTCTACCTTCACCCTCCGATTACTTCATGAAATCCCTATTCTTAAGCATCTCAAACCTAAAAGTGATCAAAGATTTTCAAAAGTTAGTTTTGATGTTGGACCTGCACCTGCGTCTCATGCACCTTCGGTTAAGTCTCTGGGGGTTACCTCCCAACTTACAGGTAGCCGTGCTGACATCATCATTGCAGACGATATTGAAGTCCCAACTAACTCAGCAACGCAACAAATGCGAGACAAACTCTCGGAACAAATAAAAGAGTTTGATGCTATTTTAAAACCTCTAGAAGCCTCTAAGATTCTCTTTCTAGGTACACCGCAGTGTGAGGACTCAGTGTACACGAAACTCACTTCTAGGGGGTATAACGGACGAGTATGGGCATCTGAGAAAGTGTCCACAAAGAAGGCTGAGCTGACTTACAACAATACCTTGTCAGATCTATGTATCTCTGATGAGAACGAAGGTGAATCAGCTGAGCCGTCTAGATTTACAGACTTTGATTTAAATGAACGAAAGATATCCTATGGTTCTGTAGGATATGCACTACAGTTCATGCTTAACCCTAGCCTGTCTGATGTGGATAGATTCCCACTCAAACTAGGTAACCTTATAGTACAATCTGTTGACCCAGATGTAGCTCCAGAGAAACTAGTGTGGGCTAAGACACCAGATTTAGAATGGGATGCTATCCCTAATGTAGGACTCCGTGGAGATCGTTACTATAGACCTATGAAGGTTGTAGGAGATATGATTCCGTACACTGGATCTGTACTCTCTATTGACCCCTCTGGTAGAGGTTCTGATGAAACTGGTTATGCTGTAGTAAAGATGCTGAATGGTACTCTATATGTTCCAGAAGCTGGTGGACTCAAAGGTGGATATGACGAAGATACTCTTATGGAGTTGGTCAACATAGCCAAACGAAACAAAGTTAACGCTGTTATTACAGAATCTAACTTTGGTGACGGTATGTTCAACCAACTAATAACCCCTATATTTAGACGAGAATACCCTGTAACCTTAGAAGAGGTACGACACCACACCCAGAAGGAAAAACGGATTATAGATACCTTAGAACCCCTTCTAGGTGGTCATAAATTAGTTATAGACCCTACGGTCATAGAGAACGACTATAAGACAGCACAATCTTACCCAGCAGAAAAACACCTGCACTATATGTTGTTCTATCAGATGACGAGGTTGACCAACAGACGAGGAAGTATTCGTCACGATGACCGCCTTGACGCTCTGTCAATCGCTTGTAACTACTGGGTAACCCAAATGGCTCAAGATGCTGACAGACAAATCAAGGATAGGAAACGAGATTTGGTTGACGAAGAGCTAAGAAACTTTAAAGATGCTTACTATAAGCGAACTAACAGATCAGTTAACAGCTGGTTTTAAGTAAATTATCCATAACTAACTACCATGTCAAGCGAAACTTCTCCAGACCCCCTAGAAAGATTAAAGGCTATTGCTGGAGAACACTTTCCTAACTATGTTATTATAGTAGATGACGATAATGTTATGGAAGGTTGCAGGTTTGCTTTTAATAACGAGTTCTCAGCTACTGGTCTTGTACTTCGTGCTAGTAAATTACTACGAAATGCAGAGTGTTCTGATGTTGACAACGACTGGATCTGGGTAGAAGATGACGATGATGACGAAGAAGCTTCTGAATAACTTTCATATGTGTTCGTAATTGTTCATGTAATTCTGTGTATGTGTACTTAGCACCTCTGTTCTTACAATGGGGGTGCTTTGTTTTTGTTAAAAATTTCTGAGACCCTTATATACGCTGTGTCGTTGCTGACCACCCCCCATAGCCCTCTAATAGCTTCTGTGAAGCTAAGGTGACCCCTTCGTTAAGTTATAAATAACTTACTTTTAACCTTCTATGAAGGTTACTTAAGCTTCTTTGAAGCTTGCACAGCGATTGGTTCGGTTTCTTTTACTCATCTGTTTGTTAACAGATGTTTTTTGTTTTGATCTTACTAAAGTAAGATTTAGACAACTACTAGAATGGTACAACCATTATAGTAAAGAACGATTTCTCACTACCGTCAAGGCTCTAGCACGGAACTTCGTTCTCAGCGTGGAGATTCCTAGGCAGTAGCAAAACCAACCCATAAAGGGTTGACAGATCGGTTATAATATAAGGGCAACAAAATTCCAACCAACAAAACAAAACACATACATATACATATGATTAACCATCTCATCTCAGCTATCCAACCTGTCAAAGACAGGAACATCATAGCGACTAAACCTGTTAAAGTATACTTTAACTTACACAGAAAATGCTTCTCCATTCAACAGAATGGATTAGTAGTGGGTCATACTGATGCCATAGCTCTTCGTGATGTTACCTTTAAGGTAAACCAAGCAGGCAGAAACAAAGTTCTAAAAGAGCGTAGGAAGAATGTACACGCTTTTTGTACAGGCTACCTAGACTGCTTCGCTGATGAAAGATTCTACGATGTAAAGATTGTTTACAATCCTTACAAATATGACTCCTTCAGACTCTACCACAACGACAGTGTAACTGTCAATCAAGTCAATGCCGTCCTCTTACGAAGTAAGGATGGGCGTTCTCAAATCCTAGCAGACAGGAATGCCTAGTCTGCGTAGATCAATCAAGACAAAAGTAAATCAAAAACTCTATGCAAAAATCAGTCCTCGCAAAACCTACCCTAAGGGTAGAAGAAAAAACTCACTACGGTAATACCTTGTATTATCCTACCGATGAATCTCAGCAGAGATCTCTATCTATATTGACCAAAGGTCAAAAGAC